AATGTCAACTGTGCCGGCACCGTTGGCTCTTAGTTCTAAATTTGCGTTAGAAACAGTGGTTGATATTTTATTTTGTTGAATTTGAATGTCATCAATCTGTATTTTAGATTGATAAACAGTAAAGTCATTAGCACCTGGATAAAACGATAGAACGTTTGAATCTGAACTAATATTATTGCCGTTAAAAGTAACACCTGCAATGTTAGCTTGGTTTGTAACTTCTAAATTTGTTGTTCGGGTTGTACCAATGACATCTAGATCGTATTGAGGATTATTCGTGTTGATGCCCACTCGTGGAGTAGTGTTGGTAGGCGAAGCTACCTTCAGGAATAGTAAGTCGGTCTCAAAAGCCAGATCCGTGCCGCTACGTAGCAGGTTTGCTTTTAAGAGCGGCCCAGAAATACGACCAACAGCCATGTGCTCTCCTCAATACCCCGTGTTTCACGGTTAACCACCTTACGTTGCGGGTTTACCACAGTTTGATTGTAGAAGCATTTGGTCAACACTTCTACTAAGTTATTTATGTGATTTTGGAATTAGCCTAGGATTAGGCTGTAAATATCGACATATTCTTCCATTTGGTCAATAGTAACAGTTTGCCCGCTGCCTGTAATTTGGCCATAAGCTACACCGTCATAGACTTCAAACTCGCCCAATGTTGTATTGAATCTAAAATCGCCAAGCTGCGTATTTGGAGGGATAGTAGTCAGCGTTGGACCGTTAGGAATAACCAATCCATTATCTCCTGCTAATACATAATACCCCTGTCCAGTAGCAGCAAATTCTATATTATTGGCGGTGCCGAATATTGTATTTTCTTTAAATGCAATATCTTCAACGTTTGTTCTTGCTGTGCCGGATACTAAAAAATTAATATCTAAATTGTTTTGCACAGTAGTGATGAGGTTACCGACCGATGCTAATCTCAGCGTTTGATTTACTTCAAAGATATCAGTCGAAACCGCAGTTGGGCTAATAGTAGCTGTGAGTGCTCCGTTAACAAAGAAACTTAATGTGTCGTTGTTTAGTGACCTTGGTCTAGGTGCAATGACTCGAGTATTGCCATCTGAATCTGCTACTCCGTTAAACTGTGTTTTAGCAGTCGTAAAGCCTTCGAATGTATCTATTGTAGTATTGTATCTAAAATCAGCCTGTGTTAATGTAGAGCGATTTACAGTAGTTCCTACTGGAGCAACTATTGCAGTTGTTTTATCAAAAATTACATTTGGAATTAATACTATGCTTCCGTTGGTATTTGAAATTACATTATCGTTAAATTTTAAAGACTCAACTAATACTCCGCCTGTGGCACTGCCGTAGAGTTCAAGATTTGAGTTAGATACAGTAGTTTCTATGGTATTAAACTGTGCTCGAATGTTACCAAAGTTTAACTGCGTGTCTTGAGATAAAAACATGCCATTCCAGGACTTACTAGCAGATCCTAGATTATATGTATTATCAGTGTATGGAGTTAATGATTGTGTGAACTCAGGATTAATGGTAACAGTATCTGATGCAGAATCGCCAACAATTAACTGTCCTTTAAATCCTAGGTCGCCGTCGATTTGGATGTTGCCAGTTACCCGAAGATTTGCATAAATCTCAGCATTATCGATAATGTTAACAACCCCAGAACCAGATGGACGAAGTTCTATGCTTGAGTTTAAGAGTTTACTACCAATTACATTACCGTCAAAGAATAATCCATCTGTCTCGTTCCTGTCAAATCGCACAGTACCAGCTGCACCGCCACTGGCAGAAATATAAATTGGGCCACTAAGACTGGAAATCTGATTGGTCTGTATGGTTAACCCGTTGACATCAACGCGAGGAGTTATTAGAGATTGAGTTTGTGTAGTACCATTAACTTCTAGTCGACGACTAAATGCATCAGTATTAATACCAATACCGCGAGCACTAACATCAAGATAAAGCTGATCAGTTTCGAACGCAAGATCTACACCCAATCGTTCAAGATTGGCAGTTAGCATCTGCCCGGAAATTCTACCCAACTCTGCCATTGCCGCTCCTGTTAGTTATTACTGATCGAAGCCGTAATAAACTGTGATCTCTTTGCCTGTTGGTACCGATGAAAGAAAGTTAATGTATGTTCCGGTGGCATAGCCAACTGGATTAGTAACCAATGTAAAGTTTGTAGTTGAAATTTGAATAACGTTTTCAACCAATACAATAATATTGTCAGCACTAGCTGGTACAAAAGTCATTGGACCAAATTTAGTTTCAGAATTATTACCAGGACCGAGTGTTTGTTTAGTGATAGTCGACGGACCTTTTAAACGAACTGTTCTCCATGCACCGTCGTGGTATATTTCTAGACCAATCGCAGTAGCAGCAGGATTAGCACCTGTGCCAGAACTGGTGTTGTATCGAACCATACCACCAGTTACTAGACTACTCTGTGGTTGTTGTGCAGTAGTGCCTTTAGGAACCTTTAAACTATTAGTAGAGTCAATAACAATTCTACCAGATGGATATTGAATGTAAGCATTATCGCTTACACTAAATTTAGAAATGTTTTTAGTTTTTAAGAATTTCATACTGTTAATGTACTCACCGTGGCAGCAAGATGCCCGGACTCAAATATTCCACCGGATGTATATGGCGTGTAACCTGTGCTGTTAAAGTTAATAACAAATTCATTACCACTATTAATTTGAGTAACTTGATATGTTCCGCCATTAATAGATAATGCAGGATTACTATTGTTTACTATACCACTTACTCCGGAAATACTAATATAGTTTCCAACTTCTAACAAATGACCTGCTGCTGTTACTACTGCCTGGGCGGCTGTTGTGATAAGGGTAATCGAAGCTGTTCTGTTTGCACCAGTGGTGGTTGCAATCATGCTATCACCATTGTCTAGAACAACACGTTCTGTATCAAAGAATAATGTTTCCCCTGCTGGAATAACAAGATTTTTAATAATAGTATTTGAAAAGTTTTTAGTTTTAGTCGCTTTAACTAAATGCACCTGTAATGAAACTGCTCTAACTGATTCGTCCGAAGCATCTGGTGTCGCAGTATTACAAAATACCATGGTTGTAATTGCATTGGTATTTGCACTTGTGTAAATTGTTTGGTCGAAACCAGCGAGTAGCAATGTAGATTGAATCATTTGTTTTTATCCGTTAAAAGAGTATGCTCCACAGCAATGCTCTGTTTTTGTTTGTTAATTCTGCACTCTCGGTGGTGTTTACAAAAAACACTCCCGATTTACCTGTGCCGGGTGTTCCTGAATATACGATTGTATTAAGCGACACTGCTGCTGGAACAAAACTTTGATTTTCCATTTGCAATGGTGCATTAATTGTAACCTTGCCAGTGCCATTGGCTTCAATGGCAATGCTATCGTTTGTATTTCGTGCGGCAATTTTTCTATCACTGATATCAATATTAAACAATGTCATTCTATCATCATAGAATGTTGCTCTTGTGTTGTTATCAATCTGAACCAATACTCTACTTGGGCCGCCATTACCATGAATTGTAGTATCTGCTGCAACTACGCGAGTATCGTCATCTTCAACGAAGTATGTTGGGTTATTCAATACTGCATAATCAACGTAGGCTTTGTTGGCTAAAATATCTCTGGCCGTTACTGAATTCTCAGCAGTTCTTAATAATATTTCGTTGAGGTAATCTGTGGTGCCTGTGACTTTAACAACACCAATACCGGTGTTAATTAATCCAAGGTCGCCTCGATCAGTCGCCCCGTCTGTTTTGACATATCTGGTTTTAATAGCACTGTCAAAGAAATTATAAACACCTGACCCTGTTTTTTTAGCAACTTCGAATGTATCTGTTAGCTCATTAAAAACTAGAGAAGCTCGAGGGTTAGCAATACCACCGCTAAACCCCCGATCTATTTCTATGCCCGAATATTGTAGACTAACGCCGTTGGCAAGTTCACCGTAGTTTAGCGTGATAACATTATCTTTAATGTCGATGTTTTCTGCATCAACAGTTACAGTAACGCCGTCAACTACTAAGTTACCAGTGATTCTTGTTTCACCAACGCCCGGGCCAGTGTCTAATCTAATAACACCAGCACGGACCGTCTTAAGTGTGTAATTGCCGTTAGTTTGAACAACTTGTGACATAGGTTATCTCGTTTAGATTGCTGTTAGCACGATGTAGTCGTTTGAAGAATCGTTTGCTAGTACCCATGTGTAGCGATTGCCACTGAAGTCAGTTGCAACACGTTTGGTAATTTTAGCAATGTTAGTTGCAGATGTACCATTGCCACCAATGTAACCAAACAATCTCATTTCGCCATTGGCACTCGGTGCGCCGTTTTTTACAACTGCGGTAGTTAGTACTGTTGGAGTTCCGATTCTTGCAACTACGAATGTTTTTGCACCGCGTTGTTTGATTAGAATACCGTCTGTTCTTAGTGCTGTACCGTCATGGAATTCAATTCTAATACCGGTATTTGCTGCTGCGTAGGTGTTTAGTACATCAACACCATTTATATCTGTTCTTAATGGACGTCCCATTTGATTCTCCTTAATTTGACGTTTTAGGTCTACGCTGTGGGTTACAGCATAAGTCCGCAGGCTGCGGCGCTCATTTAGACAATGTATTTATCTTTGGGAAAGTAATGCCATGAGTTCCATTTTACCCACAAGCTCTAAAACTCGATTAATTTCATCTATCTCGTGCTGCGCTTTTTCAATACATGCTCGACTTTTAGTCTGTCTGTATTGCACCATTATAATGCTATAGTTTTGAATATGCTTTTCTACAATGTGTTCTATTTGATACACATCGTGTTTGAACATAGGAAATTTTTTACGCCAACTATCTAGGTGTTTCCTTAATTCTTTAAAGTCGTGTTCTGTTTCAACCTTCATGGGATATTTAAGTCAAACAAAAAGGCCCCAAAGGGCCTTTTTGAATTTCTTCTAAACCAAAGATTTGATTAGCTGAATTTAACGTTACCGTCAGTGATGTCAACCTTACCTAGGTAGTCAGCAGCATTGCCCAATGAGCTAGCTGTGTTTGTTAACTCAACATAACCATAACGTGTCATGAAGCTAACTACTGGTTCGAATGTTGATGGGTCCAATACAACACCACTGCTCATCAATGGAATGTATGGGCAATAGAATGCTGGAGCATCAGATTCACTAGAACCTTTGTAACCAACTAGTACGGATGTGCTATCAGCAGCATAACCGTCAACATAAACACGCATTGCACTGTTCAATGTACCAACAAACTTAGTGTTTGTAGGTGCTTCGAAAGTACCTTCTGTAGTGCGAGCAAAAGCAGAAGTTGTAGCGGATTGTAGGATTGTCAATGCTAGTGGAGAAACCACAGCATAGTTACCTGCACCACGACGTGTACGTTGTGCGATCAAGTTTGCAACACGATTGATTTGAACAGCTAGAGCAGCGTGTTCGTCACCAACGAATGTAGCAGTACCAGATACAGCAGCTTGGTTGTAAGTTTGTGTAGCTGTACCAGCTAACGAACGCAACGAAGCCAATACTTCTTGGTCGATTTCAGCAGTAATTTCTTGTGCTAAAGCAGCCATGATTTCTGCTTCGATGTCAATGCCTTGTTGGGCTTGTGCATCTTGAGCAGCTTCAAACGTCCAGCGAGCTGACAATTTACGTGTCTTAGCTTCGACTGTCTGTTTCAAGATTTGAATAGACATACGCTTACCTGCTTGACCTTCTAGGCTAGCTGTTGAGTTAGCTTTAGGTGTAGCATCTGTATCGTTACCAGAGTAAGCAGCAGCAATCTTGAATGGACTGAATGCTTCTTCACCAGCTACAACACCGTTTCCGCTATCTGCATAACGAACACGTAGAGTATGAATCTGACCAACTGGTCCTGTCATTGGCTGAACACCAACCAATTCGTTAGCAATAACGGTTGGCATGACACGACGAATAACCGGTAAAATTACGCGGTTTAATGTTGCAACGTTTCCAGCGGAAGTTGCACCTGCTGTGGCACTCTCAGACAAATACTTACGGGTATTTTCAAGAGTAGTTGCCATTACTGTGCGCTTTGTACCTTGTAGGCCTTCTAATAGAGCCTCTTTGGTTTCTGACCAGCGCGATTCGAGTAGTTCTGACATATTAGTTCTCCTTAAACTTTAAGTCCCGCAAGCTTGCGGATTGTGAATATCTCAGCAGTTTTTTCCCCACTGCTGATTTGATGTGCCTGTTTATTGCCTGTGATTTCTGTTGATTCTGTTAATGCTTTTTTCTTTGGTGCGTCACCGGCCATTACAGCAGGCACATACTTGTCGTATGCTACGCGAAGTTTATCTGTTGCCACTGATTCTAGCAACTCGTTCATTACTGTACGCTTGTCTCCAGTTAGAGGTCCTAAAAGTTCACTCATAATGTCTTTACGGGACGCAAGATCTTTCGCAATGCGAAGTTCTCTGTCTTTACTTTCAACGATTTTTTGATGATCTGCAACAATCTTAGCTGCCTCTTCGAGTTCAACTTGCTTCTGATTAACTACTTTTAATAGTTTAGAAGTTTCGCTTCTTTCGTTTAGGTGGCTTGCTGCATATTCGCTAGCAAATGATTCGAAGATACGACGACCGAAGTCGTTTTTGCGAGCAAGTTCAATGTCTTCTTTTAGTTGTCCCATTTCGGCACGTAGCGTTTTAGATACGGCTTCTTTAACTAAAGTTGCTGATTGAGTTACGAATTGCTTCTTAACTGTTTCAAACTTAGCTCTGCTTTCGCGAACTAATTTAACTTTGGTTTCAGCTAGATCTTTCTTATCGGTGTGGAATTCTGCTATTTCTTTGGCTAGTGCATCCACGATAAATGATTCTAACTTGGCAACGTTTGCTGCGACACTTCTGCGATCTTCATGAAGTTCAGAAAGTTCAGAAACTAATTTTTGGAGAACAAAGCTTTCCATTTTCTTAGCATCGTCTTTCATTTTTCTCTTATACTGTGCTTTTGCTTCGATTAGACCTTGACGATCTTCTGCAAGCTCTGAAAGCTCAGCGTGTAACCGGTCTTGCAACATTGACTCAACTGCTTCAACCATTGCTGACTTGTCATGCTCATACTTCTGAGCAAACTCTTCACGTAGTTCTGCTGTAACTTGATCTCGGCTTTCTTGAATTCTCGTCTGCCAAGCTTGTTCAATTTCCGATTTCATCTCTTCGGAAATCACATTGTTTTCAAATAATTGTTTTACAAAATCTAGCATGTGATTCTCCTACTGTTATTTGAGTCCCAAGATGATTTTCTTGAGACTTTCTGCTATGTATTTCTGTGCCTTTGGATCGCCTTGTACTTCCTGTGCTATTTTAAATGCGTTATATCCGCCTGTTTGATTCATAATGTGTTCATAAACTGGTGTTGGGTAAGCTCCCGGGGCGGAAGGTTGAGCTACGATATCAACTGTGATAATTTCAAATTCGCTCACCTTTCCACTACCATCATCGGAAACGTTACCGGAACCTCTGCTTGATACGCCAAGTTTGACCCCACTCTCCAACATGGTTGAAATAAGTTGTCCCATAGGAGTTGGTAGAATCTTTAATTTTCCATAACCATTTGGACCATCCATCCACATCTTTGTTAGCATGTGGCTGACTCGATCCAAATTAATGCGTAGATCCGCAGGATGATCAACTTCTCCTAGTACTGAGTAACCACCTGCAATCTGTTCATTGACGGTTTTGACAGCCCTACCTATTTCGGAGACAGGGTAAATTCTCTGATTTGCATTACGGATATC